TAGAGTCTGTTAGTGTTAATGTGCCTGCGTTATTAGTCTTTCCGTTCATGCTATTGTTTACCACTTCTGCTACAGCTCGTGGCTCTCCACCCTGATATGGTAAAGTCCTGTACATTATAATAATCCCTGCAAATATTTTTTAGCTTCTTGATTTAACTTATGCTGTTCTTCTGTATAGGAATTAGGATTCCATTGATTAAATAATAATCCTCTATATATACCATCATTATCAGACATAGACTTCCAGTCCTCAAAACTTCTTTCTTCTTTTGGTAAATCTACCTGATTGCCTTGCTCATTAATATAATATCCTCTGGTATAGTCGTTATATCTTTTTTGTTGCAACTCTGATTGTTTTGGTGTTATAGAGCCCATAAATTGATTGTAATTTTCTTTAATTACAGGGTCATTTTTTGTCATATAGTGAGATACATAATCACCAGCAATCATATCAGGAGTTGTATTTTGGTTTCTAATATCTATACCAAATCTATCTATAGGCAAGCTATCTGGTCTTGGGTATTGTAGACCTCCACTTTCTCCAGCTGGGTATGCCTCTAAATAACCATCGCCCTGTGTATAAGACATAGGAATGTCCTTTAAGTAAGCATACTGTTCTTTAGTTTTATTAATTAAATCATTAAACCCATGACCTTTAAATGCTCTTTGATTCGTATCCTTTAACAAATCATCTAACAATCCCATTACCTATTTCCTTGTGGTTTGAAGTCTACGTCTATTGCCATAGCTGTTGTCCAGCTTCCTGTAGGTTTAACGGATACCCTGTGATACCTACCACCAGTTCTGATATTAGCTCTACCTTCTGAAGTAGTAGATACCGTATCTCCAAAGATAATAGAATCATCTAATTCTTTGCGACTAGCAACTGCAATGTCTGCACCACCATTATCTATTTGTGGTCTTATCAAATTAACCACTGAATTATAACCAGCTTCAACATCTGTCGTTACTAGTTCCGAGTTATAGGTTGAGCCTGTAAATGTTGATATTTTAGTTCCTGTAGCTCCAGCAAATAAGAACTTACCACCTACCCATAGCCTTGCATCAAGCGATGCTGGCAAGATATCTATGTCGGTGTATCCTAGTGTACCCATACCTTCTAAAGTCGTCCCTACGGTCGCTATATTGCCTAGAATAGTTGCTGTAGTTTCCACCCTTGACCATTTGCCTAGTGTCCAATTATAGATAAGCATACTTCTGCCACCACCTACGTTTGCATAGTTCCAAATGGCTATGTTAGCGGTTGGGTTTATAGAGGCACTCATGCTACTGATTAATGTTAGGTCAACATCTGCAAAAAACCATCTATCAACCTTTTCATTTCCAATGGGGGTGACTTGGTTGCCATCACAAGAGTAGAATCCATCATCACTTAAAAAGAACGACACTTGATTATACTGACATATAGAGTTACCAGTTAAGCAACCTAACCCTCTTGATATGTTATCAAATTGGAAGAATAAAGGTGAGCCAACATAAGACATGCGAGAGATAGATTTTTCTAAAAAGATAAGTCCAAATTCTCCCCCAGTAATACCTACTAGATTACCACCATCAGCCATAACTTGACTATCTGATTGTGATGTTGTTCCTGGTGTCCAGTCTGTTTCATCATTGATGTCACTCCACTGTACTGTAGACCTTCCTAGAGCACCTGTTGATAAACTTCCTGTTACTACAAAATCTCTTACGACTGTTATTTGTTTTGGGGTTGGAGCTGTTGCTAAATCTGCCCATATAGTAGATGTACCTATAGTCCAGTATTGTATTATTTCTGTACCATTACATGCTAGGACGGTCTTACCGAATTGTGTAAATTTCCAATGGAATACACTAGAATAGCCACCCACTTTAGATTTATCTTCTAATGCTTCTGTGGTTGAATTAAACTTAAATAATTTAGTATCTCCACCAGCAAACAAGACAACCTCTGTATCCCATTTTGCGACAAACACAGCATTTAAATCTTCTGATGCTGCACCACTAAAGTCCACTACATTAGGAAATGGTTGGTATCCTATTGACACAGGAATAACATTTAACGCATCATTTAATGCACCTGAATTGTCTGGTTGGTCTGGTAGCCACTCGGTAAATTGTAATCTTTGTGTTGGCATTAATTAACCTCTAGTCCAAGAATTGTTCCAGTTACTGTTTTTGTTGTATAAGATATACCGTCTATAGCTTTCCCTGCTGTGCCACCAATATTAGTTCCATCGTAATCTGGGTTAGGTAATCCTCTAGCTCCTGCTGCACCTAAATTACCACCTGTACCACCTACAGAGCCCCCTTGTTGCTCACTAGAGCCAGGATTAGACCAGTAGATATTACCTGCACCTCCTGTAGTTGCCGTTCCATTAGCTGCTGCTGGACCTCCACCTGCAAGGTAACCACCTACACCAACAATGTTTCCAGCACCACCACCACCGTTTCCAGTGTAATCATCATATGCTTCACCGCTACGATTAGTTCTTCCACCACTACCGCCTCCGCCACCACCACCTGCAATTGTTCCGTTATTAGTGAGGTTGAGTGTATTTCTTGTGTAGATAGATGTTCCGCCACCTAGACCTGGTTTTGATGCTCCCAATCTACCAGAACCAGCGACTCTAGCACCACCTGCTCCACCAGCTCCAACAATCGTCCCATTGTTTACTAAATAGATAACAGAGCCAATAGGAAATCCTGATATTGATAATGCAGGAACTCCTGTTCCTGTGCTTGATAGCGTTACCCCTGAAACAATCTCTACTGTCGCTGTGATTGGCGTAATAGGGCTTCCTAAAGCAGTGTATAAGTTATAGTTAGTTGCGTTAGCAGTTATCTCTAAAGAGGTAAGCATTTGATACCATGTACCACCTTGCTTTATCCATACTTGATTAGCTTGCTTCCATGTACCAGAATTTTTGGCGTATACACTCTCTGGAATAACCCATGAGCCAGCATCCTTTACATGTAACCCCATTAAATTTGATACCAGATGTCGCCGTCAGCTCCACCAGATGGTGCAGAACTAGATATAGTTTTTACACCTGTTGCATTAGTTCCTGGAGCTACTGCATTAATAGTTGTGCCTGTAATCGTTCCACCAGTTATTGCGACAGCACTAGCTGCCTGTGTAGACATTGTGCCCAGTGTAGCATTAGCAGTTGTTACAAAAGCTGTTGTAGCTAGTTGGGTAGTGTTAGTTAATGCTGCAGCAGTTGGTCCAGTAGGTATTCCTGTGAGTGCAGTTGTACCAGTTACGGATAAGTTACCACCGACTACAAAGTTATCACCATCTGTCCCTGCTTGCTGGTCTTTAACTTGAGCCATTATCTCACGCAATGCGTTATTAATTGTGGCGGGGGGACATCCTTCGTTTATGTTAATTCCACCTACATCCGTATTAGAGCCTGCGGTTGGTGACCATTCACTTATCTTATCTCTACTCATAATTTATCCTGTTGAAGTTTATTAATATTACCCAATACGCAACCAAATGTTAGAGCCTACAGGAACATCCGTCCAATTATTACCTTGAATGTGTCCGTCAGATGTTAAATTACCTGTTCCTAATATAGAGGCATCACCTGACCAAGTTACTGAAGTATTAGCGTGTAAATTAGCAGTACCTGTAATACTTGCTTCACCTGAATTAACTAACCCAGCTAGTATTCCTATAGTTGCTGTTCCAGAAATGCCAGCAGTACCGAATACTAATTGCCCACTAGAATTAACTGTTACACTCGCTGTTCCGCTTGCTGTAGCACTACCTGTTACTAATTGACCTAATGTAATTACTTCTAGTAATGCTGTGCCACTTATACTTGAACTACCTACAATGATTTGACCTGCACTTACTGCTACTAAAGTTCCTGTACCTAGTATGGATGCTTCACCAGTAACAGACTGTCCTGTAGTAAGAATGGTTACAGTTGCAGCACCAGATATAGATGCAACGCCACTAAACGTACTAGAGCCTAAAGAACTATAGGTGTCTTCTGAAAATGCTGTTATACCAAACATCTATTATCCTTAAAATTATTTATTACAGGTACAAGGCTTGTATTTACATTCTTTACATTTACACATAATCACTTCCTCTTTGATTGTCATTATAAAGCTTCCACATCTACACCACTAAACCATTTCTTTGGCATAGGGATAACTTGATTCTGTACATCATCAGGAAAGGCTACATATATATGAGTATCTCCTAATTTAGTATTCCAACAACCTGTATGCGTATTACCATTCTCTGTAGCAATAATTTCATAAGGCATGTTAAGTAGAACTGGGAATGAGCATGCCTTCTCTGTTAGCGTTACTGTCCCAACCTCTGTTGTCATAACCATAATATCAGGAAGGTCTGTTTCTGCTGATACCTGTGTGTAACTAAAAGAAAAGAGTAAGATT